AGTCGAGGCAAGATTGGAGGTAGTGCCTGTAGTTAGATTGGACAGTCCACCAGTATCACCAGTAGTCGTAACATTTGTATCGGTGGTTGTTGGTAAACCAGTAACGGCTGTTGTGGGGGTTGTGTATAAGCTGTAGGCTTGATTGATTGATGGTGTAGCAACACCTAAATTGTTTAGATAATCAAGAGCTAATTGTTGATTAGTGGCATTATCACCACCAGCCAAGCCCGTGAACTCTTCGTAAGCATCCGCAATCTCTTGAGGTGTGCTTGAGGCTGAAAGTCTTTCAAACAGTGCCATGTTCAGTTCACCGATGGGTTAACAGCGTTGACAAGGGCTTCAGCCCATTCTTGCCAGTCGTCGTAGATGAAGGGGCCGGGGATGCCCTCATTCGTAAACACATCAATAGCCTTCAAACCAGACGCCCAATCTTTCCAATTTGTGTTTGCATCTGGAATAGCTAGTTGCTGTGCCGCGTACTGCTCGCACATGAGCGACGCCCACGACTCAAAGGTGTGATACCTTGGGTCGTAGACTGGATTTGTGTTGAGTATGGTTGCCATTATGGTCTCACGTCACCTAAGTCGGCGTCTAAGAGGATTTTACCAACTTGATAATTTCCACCAGCCACGTTAGAGACAAACTTCAACCTCAACTCACGTCGTTGTTCACGCATGTCAACCTTGCCTGTGTTTGGGCTAAATGTGTACGCAGAAGACGTTACGTCTTGGGACTGAGCAAATGATCGTCCAGTAACGTACAGCTCCATGTCTCCGCTTTGAATGAAGTCAGGTTCCACACGTTCTAAGCGTAGCCACTTGTTCTCACCGACTGGGGAGGGCTGGGAGGGGCCTCCTGAGACTAACCCCAAGTCATTTGTCTCAAAGTAAGACTCAATCGCCACCGAGAGAGCGCCACTAACCTTGTCTGTACCAATCTCGTTTTGATACAAAGACACAAAGTCCATTAGAGTAGCAACAGTCAAGACAAACCCAGCACCGCTCGGAATTGATGCAGACAGGGTGTTACCGACTGCATAGTTCTTGCCATGACCATTGATCACTACAGAAGTCACAATACCGCCTGCAACCGTGATATTTGCTGTAGCCAATGTGCCAGCACCGCCAGTTAAAGGGGTGTTGTTGTACGTACCATTGGTGTATCCTGCGCCACCGTTTGTGATGGTCGCAGTTAAAATACCGCCCACAGCGTTGATATTCCAATCAGCGGCGATTGGGAATTGGAAGATTTGGGAGAAGTACCCAGCAGAGCGCTGAGCACCTGAAGCTAAACCTGTGTCGTACCAAGTGTTCTCACGCACATTGTAGATGACTGCATCTGTACATTCAGTAGCAGTACCACGTGGATAGAACCACCAAATTTCACCAAAACGAGGAACTTTGGTAACCCAAACCTTTTCGCGCTGGGCATAGTTTAGGTTGTCAAAGAAGTAGTTCTGGTTCATGTTGTTTGGGATCTCTTTCACAACACCGTTGTAGAGCAAGAACCTGTCAACACCACACCAATAATAGATACCGTCATACTCAATCACAGACTGAGAGGACAGGATAGATGACTGAGAAGAGATCAAGTCATAGCGCCAAAACTGAGGGGGTGTACCAGCACCACCGATGTAGGACACACGGATCAGTGAGTCAAGGCTCCAAAACAGCCCAGAAGGCGCGTTTGAACCGCCTCGCACTGGTAGCCCTTGGACAATCTTTCCTGTGGCTACAGAGACCTCATTTGCATCAGCAGAAACCCAATCTTGGACATTACCCGCGCCTGAGTTCCTAATCAGCCCGTCATTGCCGTACACAAAAACGTACGGGTGAAGAGTTACCACGCCACCAGACACCGAGACATTGTTGTCAAACGTAAGCGTAGAGGCGCCAGAAGTTGTGGCGGCGTTAGAGATCACCACGTCTTGAATTTGACCCATGGTGAAGACCAAACCAGTCGTTGTTCCCGCCGTGGTAACAATTGCCCCACCGCCAGAAGACGCTGACAAGGTGAAGGTCGTGGAGAAGTTAGTGGCGATGATGAAGTACGTCACGCCAGAGGTAATACCTGTAGCGGTACCAGTCAAAGTACCAGAAACGGCTACTGTTTGACCAACATACAAACCAGTTGTTGCGGTGCAAGAACACTGACCAGCAATGCCCGTAACAGCTACAGCGTTCAACACAGGAACTCGTAGGTTCGTAGACACAACCGTTGTGTTAGCAGGAATACCTGTACCTGAGATGCTTTGACCAGCACCAATCAAAAGATCTTGGGTAGACAAGTACATTGTCGTGGTCGAATTCAAGAACACGGAGCTTGTGAACACGCCAAGAGCCGCCAATGACGTGCCAGTGATATTGCCACCCAAGACAGGGGTGTTGACGTTGTTGTCAATGATGGTGAGGTTGCGACCGGGGTGCGCCAACAGCAAGTTATCCCCAGACCCACTCACGTCATAGAACGTATCAAACTGCCACAAGTTATCCGCGTTTGCTGTAAAGTTAGACAGCGTCATGTCCGTAATGCCAGAACCAATACCGCTGTTGTTGATTGGAAGCAACTGCAAGCCACCAGAATACCCACTGAACACGTTGTTAAAGGTCTGTTGAGGGTTAAGGTACATCCCACGAGAAGGGCCTGCCAAGTCGTTCACAATCTCACGAAACCCACCCATCTTACGTGGGCGACCACGTTGGAAGCGAACCCAACGACCGTCGTTGTAGAACTCTTTGTCAAAGACAGTTCCATCGCGCTGGATGCCCGGCTTCGTGTCAAGCGCAAATACCTTCTTGGTCATTAGAACGTACCCCCAGCAATACCTGTTGAGAACGTACCTGATCCAGTAACTGTCACGCCAGTTGCGGTTGCTTTAAACCTTTGCGTACCAAGCACTGAAACACCAAACTCACCTGCCGCGGGTCGATACACGCCAGTGTTTGTTTCCGCCGCAAAGTTTAGAGAAGGGGTTCCCACCGTGCCATCCAACAAACTCACCGTAGAGGCGCCAGCTTGGGTGGTGTTGGCGTTAAGAAAGTTGGTTCCGTCGCAGATAAGGGTGGCTTGTTGCCCCGGTGGTATCGTTGCCGTAAACCCCAACCCTGTCGTCACCGTAAGGCTAAAACCGTTGTCCGTTGTTTGGTTCGAGATGACGTACAAGTTCACAATAGGTGGGAACGTCACCACCACGTTGCTTGTCAGATTACCAACGTACTCTTGGATGTTGTTTGCCGCCTCGTTGTTCGTCAGCAGAACAGCTCCACCAGTCACGCTCTTTGTAAGTGAAGTAAACGCAAACTGTGAACTAACGCCATAACCAACGGTTACGTAGGCAGTTCCTGTACATACAATAAATGCTGACTCTGTTGGGTTAAACGTCTTAGTAGAGTTACCATCTATCAGCTCAGCACCAGTACAAGAGATCGTGAAGGATCCAGTACCGTTGTTCTTAAACAAAGTAAACCAGTTATTGCCAAGGGTGGCCGCGGCTGGGAGCGTTGCCACACCAGATCCGCCAGACCACACACGAGTCTGCGCTCTGTCGGTTACCGCAAAGGTAGTTCCTGTAGTAATCGCAGAACTTGGGTGGCTTTGATTAAGGGTAGCACCGCTGGCAACCAAACCGTACCCAGCTAGGGTAGCGGCGTCAGCTCCAGATGAACCAGCACCAAAAGCAATGACACCCCAAGTACCCTGAGCGTTTGCGTTGGTAGTGATGTAGATGTACTTGGACTCGCCAGCGGCTACAGACACAATCGTGTTTACGCCTGCGTAGTCTTTGACCGTAAAAGTGTTCGCACCAATGTTGCGGATCAGCGCGTCGTTGCCAACCGAGGTTTGATTAGCGGGAGGCATAAACAGGCTCAAGCTACCAGCAGTAGCGGTCACCTGCATGATGCGGGGGGCAAAGTCGGTGCTTGTCGTGCTGTTGCTAGGCCAGTTTAACTGCGTGTTAGCAGACAGCGTAACCGCACGAAAGCTTACGTCCGTTGGCTGGATTACGTCACCAGTGAAGGGGCTTACATAGCTCATGAATCCACCGCTATAGCTTGACGATCAGCCACACGCAACTTGTCCTCAGCCGTCAAAGTATCCATGATCAGTTTGTATTGAGCCTGCCACATAGGAATGCGGTCGTCATTCTTAAGGAACGGCATCGCCTGAAGCAAGGAGCCATAAAGCAACGCTTGAGGAGCGTAGATGGTGAACCAATTGGTTTGGTTAGAGCTGTCCAAAGGCTGAACACGCTCGTAGTACAGAACCTCAAAAGCGTAGGCTACGTCAGGCGTAGGAGCGATGAGCCAATTGGAGTAGTCGTAGTCAGCGTAGTAGACAGGAGTGCCTGTCGCAGTCGGAGAAGGCCAATATTCCCTCAGATACTCATACTTGCGAAGCAAAACTGGCTGGCGCGCTCCACCAACTGTGATGTTCATAGACACCGTTTTGTGCCAACGAGCTGGCTTGGCTATGGTAGAAGTCCCAATCACCATGTTGCTGGTGTTGACCGTCAAGTTACCCAAAAACTTGATCTGAGAGGCTATAACCTGCTCAGCCAACATGATAAACAGAGGGATCTTGTCCAGCGTGGCGGTGTCATTACGCTCCAAATAGGATTGGATGTTTTCGACCAAGCTGTCATAGGTCATAACACTTGCAGTCGCCATGCGTTCACCTCTTAAATTCGTTGAGACATTTTAGTATGCCTTTTAACTTGTGACAAGGCTACTTGCTTGCCACGCCCTTAGTCTTCTCAAAAGAACGCATACCAGCGATTCCAAGGATCCCAGACAGGATGACCCAAAGTTGGTCAGCATCCAGTACAGGAGGAGGATCCATGCCAACAGGAACCCAACCCATAGCCTGCAAGTACTTCCAACACCATTGGAAAAGCGGGTAAAGCAGGAACTGGTAGCCCATAGCCGCCACGCCGATCCAACCGATGGCAGGTCGCCAGCCACTGACAAACACGCTACTGGACGAGGCTTCGATCTTGTTGACCTCAATCTGGGCTAAGTCTGTAGCCTGATCAATGCGCTTCTCTTCCAGATCGAGCTTTCGTTGCTCGATCTCCATTTCCATCTTCTCTTTGTCAGTGGTGATCAGGTCGCCTGCAACCTTACCCACGGCTTCAATAATGGATCCAACAGCTAGTAAGCTCATGCTAGACCTTTCAGTGTGCGATTGATCCAGCCCTTAAGGAACTTGACCTGCACAGGGTTTTTGTTGCAAATTTCAACGTAACGAGCAATTTTTGCCAACGCATACGATTCTTTGAACCGCTGACCATCCGTAACTTGGTTGAGCTTTTCGATGGTTTTAGCCCCTATCCCACCGTCAGGGGTAGCTCCAACAATCAATTGCGCAAGCTTTACAGCCATGCCCATGCCTGCATTTACCCCAAAGTTAAAGATGGTATTCGCAACCTCTTGGTTGTTGATCTCGTTCCCACGCATCTTGTCCCAAAACTCCACGCGGTAGAACTCACGCACCATAGGGGTCAGGGAGCCGCCAAATTCTTTCTTGTCCACAAGCGCCCAACCGTTCCATTGTGGGTTCTTGTTACGAGCAATTCCTGCATAGGTCATACCCCCAGTGTCGCCTGCGACTTCATGGAGGACGTAACCGCCCTCATCCCTAATCATTTGCTCAAAGGCTGGTTCAAACTGTGCCATGTTAGTCTTTCTTACAAGGTGCTTCTGACTTTTTAGAGTCGTCATTTTGCATGAGTTTGATACCAGACAGGAACCCAATCATGCCGCCGATAAGAGTAGAAAAAGCGGGTGAAATCATCTTGAAAATTTCTGCGTTGTCCACTTCCTTTGCCCACAGACCCAACATAAAGCTGACCACCATTGCCAACACGGAGATACATAGGGTTGTGCTTACCATGAGCGTGACGTACAGAGTCAGCTTGTCCCTCGTGTCTGGTGTGGGCTTGGAGGGAGTTTTGGGTACTGGCTTTCTGGTCATACAAGTTTGTCAATCTCGCGTTTAAGGTTTGTGATGTCAATGTTCAGCGTTATCTGCCTCATCCTATATTCATAAATCTCATACTCATACTGGTGAAACTTCTTCACCGTATTGTCAATCTGCACCTGCAAAGCGTGTTCAGCGTTTTGCTTTTCCACCCTTTTTATGAACAGCTCCTGTTGCACCATCGCTTGAGGCTGTACGACTGGATACCACTTGTCGTAACTGATCTTCATTTCTTTTCACGTTTAAGCGCCTCTTCATAACCACGCAAAATTAAAGCTCGAGCTTCTGCCGAGTCTGCTGTACCCGCCCACATGGGTAGGTTGTTCCAAATGACCACATAGTCTTCTGGTTTGCAATACTGTGCGTTGTTCTTTAGCCATGCAACCATTTGTTGATGGCGCTCGGATGGGTTGTGGATTGTGTAACCTATGCCATAGAACTCTCGGACGTGACAGCCATTCTTGGCTACGGCTCCAACTAGCCCCAACAGCAGTAACAGAAGAAGCCATCGCATTTATCACACTAAAGTCCACGCAATTATGTACGTGCCAAATATAACGAAGGCAACCATAAGAGTCGCCGCAATAAATGCTTCGACCCAATCCCACATGCTATAGCCCCAAGATCTTTTTGACGAGCTCTCCAGCAACGCCCGGGCCGAACAGGACGCAAATAATTACCCCATACAAGAGGTACTCAATCTTGGTCATGCGCTTGTCCCCATCACGCAAAGAGCGATCTATGCTGTTATAGCGTTCGGTACAGATGGCTTCATGCACGGCAAGCTTAGTCTCCAGTTGTTCCATCATCTACCTTTGGAGGCTTGACTGCTTCTTGAATAGCTTGGATCAATTGGTACACCTCTTGGTAGGGGCGTGTTCCAAGGTAACCAAGAATTTGGTTTACTGTTTCGATGTCCATGTTTAGCTTCATGCTGTTGGCTCCGATGGTGTTTCCGCAGGTGTTTCAACAACTGGAGGCTCAACGTACTGCGCTGGGACATACTCCCAATCCAGTGGAAGACCTACCCAGTTGACATGATTCCATACCCACTTGGCTGTGATGTTCTCATCAGGAGGTGCAACATCAGTTGAGTATGGAATCTGCTCTTCAGAAGTTCCGCAGTACAAGCCAGAGATTTCAAATTTGTAGTACATGATTTATCCTACCCTTACATAAGCGTTTGAGCCAGTTCGTATTGGCGTAATGCCTGTTACTCCAGTTCTGTAAAACGCACCACCAGCAGTTATGTCTGCTTTTAGTACGTTAGTAGAATTGGCAGAAGTTAAACCAGCCGAACCATAAGCAAAAGCAACACCGCCAGCATCTGGTGTTGTGAAAACGTTTCCTACGTTCCAATTTCCACCAGTATTTGCATTTGTGTATTGGCTACCTGTCCAAGTTACACCCCCATCTAGAGAATAAATAGCTTGGTTATATCCAGAATTACCATTGTAACCAAGCAGAATAACTGTGTTGGAATCACCTGCATATGTAATAATTCCGTAACCCCCCTGCGTAACAACGATACTTAAATCAAATGCTTGTGGTAAGGTTACAAGTGTCCAAGTAACAGCATCTGAAGATGTTAATAGTTGCGACTGACCAACAACACCAGCATAAAATCTATTTGCATCAGCAAAAACACACAGTTGAGTTGATAAGACACCAATTGGGAATGTTGGCGTTACCCAAGTAACGCCATCGTCTGTTGACACTTTGTAAAGAGCGCTACGATTAGAAAAAACAAGAGTAGAGCCTTTATAATATAAACCACCATTAGTACTACCTGAAGGTAGTGGTCTATTTGCTGACCACGTTGCGCCAGAATCAGCCGTGTAATATGCTTCAGACGAACTGATTCCATTTGTAATAATTAGTTTTGCGGGGTCTGTTGTGTTGTACTGCAAAATATAATTATCGGGGTTTAAACCCCCAGAAGCGGCAAAAGTGCAGGCCGCCCACGTTACACCGCCATCAGTTGTAAAACGATACGCACCGCCCACATTTAAAAAACAACTGTTGCCATTGCGATAAAATTGTATCTCGTCAGCTTGAGTGGCCGCCCCTGCACTTCCAAGAATAGCAGTCGTGTTATCACCGCCAAAGGTAAAACCATCAGTTGAAAGAGAAGCCACAAAGTTTATTCCGTCTGGGGCAAGCAACAAAAATCTTGCACCGCACCAGAACACAGCAAATTGTGAAGTAGCGGTTGAGTTTCTTTTCCAACCAGTCGTTGCCGCAAACGTGTTGTTGCTACCTCCAGTGCTTTGTGAAGCGTGTGCAATTGTTGCGGAAGTAGTCGAAAAAGTAGGCAACCCAGTAACTGTTTCAGTTGTCCATGTTGTGCCATTGGTAGTAGACTTAACACTTAACGCAGTTGCAGATGAAAAGCAATAACTAAATATTTTTGTATTATTGCTTGCGACAACACCATTTGTTCCACCACTTGCAGTATTAGTTCTATTACTTGTTTGACCCGTACCTACTGCTTGCAAACCAGCGGATGTCATTACGCCGACACCAACATCAGTTGTGCCGTTATAGTACGCGGGTACTACTGAAATACTACTTGCAGATATTCTTGCAATAGGATAAGTTGCGTGAAACCCAAAACCATTATAAGAAAATGATAAAGCGCTTTGCGCTAAAACTGTTGGAGCGGTCGAAGTTCCAGCCGCCGCAAGATTTGTTTTTGTGGTTGTGCTTAAATTACTAGACGCTGTTGATACGCCAGACTGTAACCACTTGCTACTTCCAGCATCGTAAAAGGCAGGAACGCCTGATAAATCAACAATCTCGCCAATTGAATATCGGCTTAAATCGTCAGGTGTATTATTGTTAAATGCCATGATTAAACTCCGTAAACATTGACTGAAACATTGGCTGTGTTAGAGCGCACAACCACCAATTTTGCACTGCCCGATGTTAGACCAGACAGTTGCATAACCTCATTTGCTGGAAGCAGGGTATCGTAAACAAAGTACTCCGCATTTGTGGGCGTTGCCGAAGTTGACAAAGGTGCAATACGAATTGTTACGTTTGATGCGTTACGATTGCACACGTTGACCGTGAAGGACTGTGATCCCGCTGGCAGTGTGCAGATTGTTGTTAGTGTGTTAGCGGCAAGGTCTGCCGAACCTAAAAGTCCTGTTGTCATGTTTGCTCCTTATAGGTTAGCGTAGTAGAAAAGATCAATGGCTGAAACACCTGAAGGCGTTGACCAAGTAGGGGGTGCGCCTGAACCACCAGAAGTCAAGATTTGACCTGCCGTGCCTGTTGAGTTACCAGAGCCAACACCCAAAGCCAATGACGTGTTAAGCGTAAAGCCTGTAGTGCCACCAGACAGAAGTGCTAGTACACCAGACCCGTCGCCTGAAACGACCGCTCCACCAGTGGATGTGTCCGCATTGATTGTGGTTGCCATGTGTTACTCCAATGCCTGTATTTTAGCCGTGAGTGCTGTAAGTTCAGCAAGCAATTGTTCTTTGGTTGGTGCAGGTGGGGCAACAGGCGGTACGTATGCCGCATCACGGGCTTCCAACTCAGCGATTTCTTGAGTCGTCAGATCAACCCGAATGCCGTTAACCATGTTGTGTGTGTATTGGCTCATGTTGTAACTCCATAAAGAGATGCTGTTCCAGACGCAATGTTGCCAGACGTCCATAGAATTTTGATAGCAGTTTTAGCTGTTGTGTTAGATGTATTTCCATTACCAAGACCCAAAACAAACATGTTATTAACTTGATCTTGGTATGACGCCGCATAATCGGCAACTGTTATTAAAGAGTTTGTCATGTTATAAAACGATGCGCGACCGCTAACATATGATGTAGAACGAACACCTATAGTTGCGCTTGCGCCAACTGTAATAATGCCTGTAGTGTTATTGTTAATTGAGTTAGTTTGCGCACCATTACCAACAATTGCAAAATCATTGTTAATGTAAGAAGAAGTTACATACGTTGGCCCCGCCCCCGTGCCAACTTGAAAAAGTAAATAAGCATTTGTGGTTGATGGGGCAATTCCATCAAAAATAATAATGTAGTTGTTGTACCCACTTAGACCCGTCCAAGATAAAGATGCGGAACTAGAGGCTGTCACGGTGCTAATCAATGTCATTGCCGCAGGACTAGCTGTTACCCAAGACGGAGCCGAAGCGCCATTGCTCTGCAAAAGTTGACCTGAACTACCTGCCGTTGTAACCGCTTGTGCAGTACCAGTGCCATACACAACACCGCCAGCGGTAGGCGTAGCAGTCGAGTTAGTACCACCATTAGCGATAGGCAATGTGCCTGTCACGCCAGTAGCAAGATTGACTGATGCTGGTGTAGCCCAAACAGGAGCAGAAGAACCTGCCGAAGTTAGCACCTGACCAGCAGAGCCTGACGCTGTGTTTGCGTACTGAGACCCATCACCGTAGGTTACGCTACCAGCGGTGGGTGTGTTGTTGCCGTTAATTATTACTGCCATGGTTTACTCCAGTGCCTGTATCTGTGCTGTCAAAGCCTGCACCTGTGCAAGCAGTTGTTCTTTAGTTGGTGTGGGTGGCGTAGGCAGGACATACGAAGAGGCTTGCGCTTCAAACTCAGCAATCTCTTGAGCAGTTAGATCAACCCGAACGCCATTAACCATTTTATGTGTGTACATGATTAACTAATCCCGTAAAGTTTGAATGTTCCTGAAGCAATGTTGCCAGAACCAAAAAAGAAACGAATTGCATTGACTACGCCGGATGTTGCAAACCGATACCCACCACCAACAAAAGCGCCCTGTTGAGCAGAGTAACCATTTTCAAACCCTATAAGGTACCATTGAGTTCTGTTTGAAGCAGAAGGGTTTGCTATAGTCATAGTAAAAGACTGGCCACCATAACTAGCAGTATTATCTTGCCCATAAAAATTGATGTAAAAACGATCATCAGAAGTTTGCCCATAGTTCCAAGTTGTATCACCAAAATTAGTATGCGTGCTGTAATAGTTATTAGCCCCTGAATCATAACTAGAACCATTATTGGTTGAAGTTCTAAACACTAAAGCGGCGTTGTTTGTTGCAGGAACAGCATTAGTGACAATCACCACATAGTTTTTGTACGCAGAAGTCAAACCAGTAAAATCTACTGTTGCGCTTGAACTTGCTATAGTGGTTGAAATAAGCGTCATTGCGCCAGCACTAGGCGTAATCCAACTAGGCGCACCTGCACCGTTTGTTTGAAGCACTTGACCTGCCGTACCGACTGCCAGCATCTGTGTTGTGCCTGCGGCTGATTGATAAGGAATCGTGCCATTAGAACCGCCAGCAAGGTTTGTAGCTGTTGTGGCTGATGTAGCAGTACCAACAGTAACACCGCTCAAACTTGTAGCACCCGTACCACCAGAGCCAACGGGCAAAGGTTGAGCCAAAGTTACAACTTGGTTAGTGGCAATAGTGACAGCGGTGGTTGATCCGTTTGTTTGTAAAACTAACTGACCAGTTGTGTCGCCTGTCTGAACTAGCGCCGTTCCGCTTGCTGTTCCTGCTGAAATTGTACTCATGCTATGTCCTTAGAGAATGACCCAGCGCTGACCGCTTGGCACTGTTACTGTGACACCACTGTTGATGGTGATGGGGCCAACGCTGAAGCCGTTCTTAGCCGTTGACAGAGTGTAATTGGAAGTCACAACTAAACTGTTCTCCCAAATTACACCACCAGCAGAAGCGCCTGTAAATTCCCAACTAGCGGCAGTACCGTTTGTAAACAAGAACTTGCCTGCATTGCCAGTTTGGCTTGGAAGTGAGCTAAGCGTAGTGAACGACAAAACACCAGAACCGTTGGTGACCAAGACTTGATTGGATGTGCCGTCAGCAGATGGGTACTTCAAGCCAGCAGGGTTGTTGATCAGTCGAGTGACAGTACCAGTAGCGTTCTTGGCATACAGCGCCATCTCACCGTCATTGATGTTGATCGCTAACTCACCGTTAACCAAGTTCCCAGAACTAGGAGCCGTAGCTGACGTCGTGCTGAAGTACAGCGATATGGGTGTAAATCCAGCTTGAGCCATTAGAATGTTCCTCCAAAGATGCCAGTTGTTGCCGTTACTGTCGTTGCGGCTACAGTGGTAAATGCGCCAGTGGTTGGTGTTGTAGCACCAACAGTTCCGTTAATGTTAATTGATGCAGTACCCGTTAAGTTTGTAACTGTACCGCTTGATGGCGTACCTAGCGCACCATTGAACGTCACAAAAGCGCCAGCAGAGCCTACGTTAAGCGCAAGAGCAGTTCCAACACCTGTACCTAGTCCAGTAATAGATCCGACCGCTGGAGTTATCGTGGTATTGCCTGCCAAAGTCAACTGACCCTGCTGGTTTACCGTGAATGTACCTACCTGCGTAGCAGAGCCGTATGCACCAGCAGTTACCGCTGTGTTTGTAATGCTGAACTGAGTACCCGCAAGGGTCAGACCTGTACCTGCTGTGTAAGAGCCTGCACCTGTGAACTGTATCCACGTAACAGGGCTTGTACCAACAATCGTTACTGGGTCAGTCTGAACCCATCCAGTGCTTCCGTACAGCGTACCGTAAGTGATAAAGGTAAAGTCACCGCTTGCCATCTCAGGCGCGGTATCAAAGTCAGTTGCACGAGTTAAAACCGTACCACCAGTTGCCCATGTGTAAATACCGTTGTTGGCTTGCGTAGCCTCGTTTTTTACAAGAACACGGTCGCCATTCAAGAGCGTGTAGCCATCTAAAACAGTCAACGCAACAGACAATGTCAAAGTAGCGCCAACACCAGCCGTGCCGTTGTTGTAAGTTACCGTGCCACCAGTGATAGATGCAAGCGTATTCGGTGTTGCCGCATTACAAGACGGATGAACGTGAAGTCCCTCAGCAACTGCATCTACATACTGCTTGGTGGCTAAGTCAAGCGCCGCAACTGGGTCTTGCGTGACCGTCACAGATGTAAGACCAGCAAGTGTCAGGCTAGTAGCGCCTAATGCAATTGCTGTAGTTCCTACTGTAATTGAGCTGTTTGTCAATCCAGCATTTGGAATAGTGGCAACAGCAGTGACAGGGCTTGCTCCATTACCAACTAAATAACCAGTCAGCGTAGTTGCACCAGTACCACCATTAGGGACACCTAAAGTCCCTGCAAGAACGACTGCTCCTGTAGATGCGGTGCTTGGTGTAAGACCAGTAGTCCCAGCGCTAAAGCTTGTGACACCACCAGCCGCACCATTTGCCGCGGCAGTGATCTGACCTTGAGCATTGACAGTGATGTTGGCAGAAGTGTAGCTACCAGCCGTCACCGTGGTGTTAGCGATCGAAATAGTTCCAGTTGAGGTGATGGGGCCGCCCGTGAGACCCGTACCCGTAGCGACCGATGTAACGCCAGTACCTGTGACAATTGCACCCCAAGCGTTATTCGCATAACCCTCAAAGGTTCCTGTCGTGGTGTTATAGCGAAGCTCACCATTATTTGGAATGGCGGCGCGCTCAGCGGTTGTGCCGATGGGTAGGGTGACGCCCTCAGTGCCGGGCAACTCTGGGTTTGTCGTAATCGCAAACGTAGGGTTACCAGCGGAGCCGTTTCCGTTGGTTATCGTGATCTGGTTTGCCGTACCCAAAAGGTCACGACCAGACACCGTCGTACCACCACCAGTCATGGCAAGCATACCTGTGCCAGACAACCCAGCCACAGAAGCCGCAACACCGCTCAAAGCAAATGTTGGGTTGCCTGATACGCCATCGCCATTGGTTATGCTTAAACCGTTGCCAGAGGCTGTCAAAGTACGAGCTACTACCGCGCTACCAGATTTGGCAATAACACCGTTAGACGCCGTTTCAAGGCTTCCTGAGACAGCATTTAGGGTGATCTGAAGGGTAGATTGAGCTCCACCATCAACCAAGCCAATACCAGTACCACCAGACAGCGCTCTGCTGTTAGCAAGTTGAGGTGTTTGGACAACGGTAAGGTACTGATAAGGTTGTGAAGGAGACGCCGCAATAGCGCCTGTCGTGGTGCGTACGGTTTGACCATTCTGGACGATAGGAACAGATTCTGAACCAGTAATCGCACCAGCGGCAGGTAATTGTGTGATCGTTACTTGTGCGGACATATTATGGGCTCAGTTGGTCTAGGTTACCGTTATTCTCAGGATCCTGAGTGTTACCCTCTGTCGAGATGATAAAGCTACCACCAGTGATACCGTTTTGGGTAGTGACAATGTTGTTGTCATTGGCGGCAACGCTCACATCAGGGCGTGGGAATCTGATCGTTATTCTCTCAGTTTTTCGGGCTGGAAGTCTATAGGGATCTTTCTCATCAGCGCATCCTTGCCCACAGACTTGTAAGCCGGGGAAATTGGGGTCAGGTCTCATCTGATCATGGTCGCGTTTCATCTTGCAACGATCACAGATCGCTATCGATAAAGTAGCGTTGCCACGAGTGTCGAGGAAGACTGGCATTAGTGAGTTCTCCCTTGCGCGGCAAGAGTAGCACTGCGAGAGGCAACACGTTTGGCAATCTGCTCTGGCGTTTGCTTGCGACCTTTGCCAGCTTTGCCGCCCTTGCTAAAGAAGTTTTCAGGCATAGGCTTTAGTTTGCCAACCAGCCATGGTGTTGGGCGTGGTATGCCCTTCAGTGGGCTGACATAGTCTTCGCCACGAGGCTTGCTCATTGGGGGCTTAAAACCACCAACAGCAATGTTCCAGCCAATCAATTGTTCAGGGCGAAGCTTGCTTTCAATGTCGTAGCAGTATTCAAGGTCTGAAACCAACACAACCTCTTTAATTAGAGTGTCCCAGCCGTATTTGTTGATTGCGTTTGACAAGATTGCATTGTCATGTCGCTTGTTCTTATGAGCCCACTTGTGACCGTAATTCCAACGCTTATCTGCGTCTTTGGACACGCCAACATAACCCTCAGTTAACATATCACTGTGGTGTGGTGCGCGGATCCAATAGACGGAGCAAACGGTCATCGTGTGTAAACTCCTATGTTGGGTGCCAAATAGATCGGACTACGATCACGCTCTTCCTGCTCCACTTGGTTCAGGTACTTCTCGGCTTGACCTTCAAGGTATTGGATGCGCGCCATGTCAACGCCCGGCAACTCGAGCGCCATCCTATGCGACAACATCATCAACGTCGCCTCATACCATCGAGTTGGGATGTACAGCTCGTTTGTCAGCGAGCCAACGTCCATGATCTGTTTGCTGTACCACACGGTAATTTGTACAAACGGATCACTGGGGACGGGCCACAAGTACAGCGATGGCAAGGGAATAGTGCGATCAAACCAGAATTGGAAGGGTTGGTTTGATGTGAAGTTCTTGTTTGGCAGGTTCGTGTAGTCATCGCGATTCAGGCGGGACATAGTGATCTCAGTGGAATTATTTCCAACGTAGAACTCACGCAAAGCCAAGGTAGTCCCACCAGAGGCGCGAACGCGGTAGTACTGCACGGCTTGACCGGGGTTTATGTCCGTCCAGATCCACTGGTTGTCCGTCACAGCCACGGCGCCAAGGTTTTGGAGGGTAGTCCACGTACTGTTATCTGTTGAGTACTCAAGGGTCAACGTCCATGTAGCGCTTCCACCACCTGCTATGTACGGCAGGATACCGATGGAGCCAGCATAAATGTCTTGGTTTGTCCCAAAGTTAGCTGAAATGTTGCCGTTCGCGCTTGTCTGTTGGCAGAACGTGTCTACGTCGTTATCACCCACGTTGCCAACCGTACCACCCGCAGAGGATGTGTAGCTCGCGCTAGGGCGGTTCATGGTGCGATAGAGCACGTTTAGAGCGTCGTTTGCACCTGCGGGTAGGGTGTATATGTAATTGTTCGGAGAAACGCCCAAAACGATCTTATCGATGGCGAAATACTGTATTCCGATGTTGATCAGGTTCTGAAGAAGAAAGCTCAAAGACTGACGAGCGGACACAAGTTGCTCAGAGGTCAACTCTTCGGCTAATTTGCCTGCACGTCTCGCACCATGATCAATCAGGGTTTGTACGTTAACTGTCTGACCGTATGTATCTGAGTACGCCATTTGTATTCCTTACCAGCCGGGGCAGTTCCACCGTTGCATCGATGCGCGTGATCGACTGCCCTTTTCGCTCTTTTCTGCTACTGCCCCCATTCTCGCGCAAAACGCATCTCTACGCGAGCCCCCTTGGGGTTGTGGAGCCTTTAAATTTGAGCCAGTCTCGCGGTTGTACTTAGCGCGACCTTTGGCTGTAAGTCCAGCTCCTTGTTTGGCAGGGAGCTTCTCACCGCGACCGATTGCAAGACTTACGTTCTTTTTGCTCATTTTACTTTGGCTGTTCTGGCGGATTGCTTGAAGGCTTTAGCCGTTGGCGCACCTTCGCTACCCACTCTACGCATCTTTTCCCCAGAGCCTTCAGCAATTCTTTCACGTTTTGCATTGATATTTTCATACAAGCCGCCTCCTTTAAATTTCTTACCCTCATCAGCCTTGGCAAACTCTTTGCCGACCTTTTGAGAGATACCCACCTTCTTGGCGAACGCAGGGTTGTGTGCGACCGCCTGCATCAAGTTGTGTTGAGAAGATGATTTGCTTGGCATGATTAGTCAGGGTTCTTGATGTAGATGCCTTCAAACTCAGCAGACACATTGGAAGTTCCTGCTGAAGCAATTGCCCTAATTTCAATGTCTGTCTTTTCAGCAAAAGCAAGCGGTGTGTGCAGATCAAGCACGAAGTCTCCGTTGCCGGGGATACGCGCTGAACTTTGTATTCTAAACACACCACCCAATGGGCGTTGAATCAATTGAAAGTTGGTTGATGCGTTTGCGGTTGAGTTTGCAGATGTAAAGAAAGTTCCCATTAAATACAGTGTGTACCCAGCAGGGACAGTCCAAAACGCCATCTGTGTTTGGTTTGCGGTAAGGGTAATCATGCCGTAAACGGTTGCAGGTACACCAGAAGTAACAGTACCTGTGCCAGCATAGATAGTGCCTGCGGCAGTTGCACCAGAACCAGCGGTGGTTACATACATACGAGAAATACGCAAGTAACTGTTGCCAGTATTGACTGCTGTTTGCCCATCTAAAAGGACAGACTCGCTAATTTCGTTGTAATTTGCATCAAGACCAAAAATAGCAATTGTTCTTGCGCCAGTTCCAGCAGAAGTATCGTCTGCGCTTGAGCTAGAGATTTTCATTACAGTGGCAGAAGCGGGGTATGCATACGTTCCGCCTTGTGCCCAAACTGTTTCTACGGATGTGCCGACATCACCGTTGATGCCAAACTTAAATAAGGCTTTGTGACCATCAACTTGCCCACGGGCTACTTGCAGTTCAAATGGCTCATACGCACCTTGGCGTGTTGCAGAAGAATAAGTTCCCATGTGGGTCTCCAAAATTCAAATTAAAAGTGGGAGCCGAAGCCCCCACTTAGGTTCAGCACTTTACTGATCCACCACGTTTCTTTGCAGGGGTGACAGTCACGGACTTCTCAGTCTTGGTGACAGATCCGTTTGCCTTTTTAGCGATGTCTCGCTCTTTATCGGTAACGGAACCCATGCCAGAGAACAAGCTCTTAGCACCCTCATATAGCTTGCTAGGAATGTTACGGATGGCTTTTGCCATGTCCATTTCACTCTCAGATGGGCCAATCGATTTGTCGTAAGCGCCTTTGGATAGGTCAGTTACTTTTCCGCCATCTTGATACTTCAGGTTGCTCTGGGCTTTCGCTTGCTTCATCGCTGTTGCGTTCTCAGCCTTGAAGGCAGATTGCTCTTTCTTCTGGGCTGGGGTCACACTGCCACCCTTTTTAAAGGTGCCTGATTGACGATCATTGCTGACAGGAGCAGATGGTTTCTTAGCTGGGTATGCTACGGCGCGACCGCTGTCGTTAACAGCTCCCCCCGTAGCGAAGTGCTTTTTTGTTGCACCGCCTTTTTTGTAACCACCGCCGTTACCTAACTTGACATCACCTGTGGGGGCGCTGTTGTTGTCAGGATGAGCTGTGACCATCTTGGTGTTGCGATATGCACCGCCTTGACCTTCGGTGTTGATGATGCCATCTTTAGCAATAGCGCCACCCTTTTTGTAACCACCTTGACCATTGACCACGCCACCTGTGGCGTAACCGCCGGGCTTCGTAGACTTGGCAATGCCACCAGTAGCAAGACCTTTGTGACCCTTGCTTGCAGGCTTAGACTCGTGAGACTTCAGTTCTTTTTCAAGACCCTTCATCTTCGACATCTCAGCCTTGTGCGTAGCCTTGGACTCGCCGCCGTCTTTCATTCCGCTTGGCATACCCTTCATCCCAGCCATAGCCGCACGACGTGCCGCCATAGAAGGACGCTTAGGACGAGCAACGGGCATCATGCCACCGCGAGCAGGCATAGCAGACATCGCAGATGGCATAGCCATCATTCCGCCGTCAGCCTTTTTCACGGATCCGCCTTTTTTGAGCTTTAACTCAACTGTAGGCTCAGTGGTCATCATTTTGACCATTGGTTTAAATTGACCCATGATCGTGCTCCTTAAACTTTCTGAGCATACACAACGGTCAGGCGGATAACGCCTTGTGTTGTGCTGATCGTGCCATCAGGGTCAAGCGTAACAACAACAGAGGTATTAGTACCAATGTCGCTCATTGCAAGCAACTGTGCGGCTGTAAAAGTTAAAGCAATACGACCACCTGCAAACACATCTGTCGAGGACACGTATTGTGTACCTGCGGCGGCTGTGCCAACGGTCATTGCGATTGCTGTAGCTGTTCCGCCACCCACCGCCTCATTCACAACCATGTCAGCAAAAAAGCTGATGATTTGTGATGAAGCAGGGAGAGTCAGAGTTGCGCTAGTAGCGGTGCCCGCGGCGGCGGTTGTGACAGTAGTTGTCTGAGACATGACGACGAAACCGCCGTCAACAGTGTCAGTCAAAGTGCCAGAACCAGCGCGCAGGGTAGAACCAAAATAGGTTTGTGCCATTGTCTTTTCTCCTTAAAGCGCGGGGGGCGAACCCCCCACTTGGTTTTAGACGCCAGCAGTGCCGTACATCGCACGAGGATCAGTGAAGCCCACGTCGTAACGCTCTGTCGCTTTGTAGCGCATAGAGTCAGTTTCGAAGTCGCCTTCCATGGTCTTCTCGAGCTTACGACGCATCATGAGCTTCATGCCTTCTGGAGCGTCGGTTTGTACGAAGAATGCTGAAGCATTGGTCAAACGTGACAACACAGCCGCGCCTTCGTCCAACAGACCGATGGACTTGACAGGGTTGATGTCGTTGTTTGCATTACCTGCGCGCAACACGGATTTCAAGAGGACTTCAGCTTGGAAGACGTTGCCGGGGGCGACCACCAATTGGCGGGGCACAAGGCGAATCTTCTTACCATTGTTGTCCACAGCTTGACGAATCTGAATCAACATCTGCTCAAGCGATGTCTGTGACAGATTGGCGGCTGTAGCCAATTGGTTGCTGAATGTACCGCTGACGATAGGGTGCGATGTGCTGATCAAAGCAACGCCGTCGCCACCTGCTGTAGCACCGCCAGTGAAGGCGTTGTTCAACACGTTAGCAGACAAAGTCTCTTTGGTCTCAATCAATGACTGAGCCAAGTGACGTGCGTACACCTGACCGATACGGATGTGGTCACCGTCTTCAACCAAAACTTTGGTCAAAGCAAATGCCAAGCCGTACACAGAGTACACATAGCGTTTCAAGAACAGAACACCACCCTGTTGGTACGACACTGGTGTGCCGTCAGGCAACTGAGGTGCCGCGCCGAAACCGTACAAGACGGGTTCTTCGTGGTAGTTACGTGGAATGCCGTCTTGTTCCGTGAAAACACGAGACCATTCATCGGCACGTTGGTCGTAGACACCGTCGAAACATTCATTCAAGATAGGTTCGACGATGCTACGAAAGTCGGTACTGCGCATTGGAGCGGCCATGATTCATGTCCTCCTATTAAATTGCCGTACCTGCCGCACCAGCAAACTGGTACTCGGCAATAGTGGCACGAACGATGGTGTAAGAATCACCCCAAGCATTGTCAGGGTACGGAGCGAGGTTGATGATTCGCATTTGTGCGCTGTTGCCAGCACCAGCTAAGGTGGTTGACAAAGTGCAAGCAGACAAACCAGTGGTTGTTGAACCAGCAGTTGTGTTGCTCAAATCAGCCTCATCGCCAATGGAAGTCTGCGCTAGTGAACCAGCGGCT